CTCCGGTCCCTTATAGCCTAACAGAGCGTATTCAACGCGCTGTGTACGCAATCCACCCTCAAATTGGGCTTCTGTGCGTGTATCACGGTAAACGTTGAACCTACCACCAAGGTTACCTACCTTAGCGACGCCTACGGGTTGCGTATTGACGTTGCCTTGGACTGGTACCCATTGAAACTCAGGAAGCATCTCGAGGATCGCGCAAACGCGAGGTGTGGCAACTACAAAGTTGGCAGCACCACGACGGTTACGAACCGCAATACGGTTGGCCTCGATGATTAGTCTCTGATAGAAGTCGCGATTGCGCTCTACCAACCAGCGACCGTCCGCAGAAGCGGGCGACCAGATGGAATACCCAGTGCCGAAACCGGCATTGAGTGAAACTTGGATCATGCGAACAATCATTTCACGGTCGATTTCGGCTTGTAACTCATACGACATAGCGTTTGTGAGTTCAGTGTCGATATCGATACCGTTCATGTTCTTAAGATCCTGTTCGAGTTCTACCGACCAGCGGGCAGCGAGTCTACGGGTACCAGCTTCGACGGCTGTCTTCTCGAAGCTAACTTCGATCTGAGGGATTTTACCCGTCAGCTCGAATTGGCTGAGAAGTTGAGCAACGCCCCTATCCTGATCAACAAACGAGAACAAGCCACCATAGGAATCATTAGTTCCGGATAGCTTATTGCTCGATGTGCCAGTATAGCGGGTGTCGAGGTACTGATAACCAAGCTCCTTACCGTTGGAAGCAAACTGAGGGTTACCCAGATTGGAGCCAGCGCCCGGACTATTCAGGGAGCCGTCCAAGCCGTTTTCGCCTAGGCTTTGGGGGAGATACTTGTAACGTAGAGCAAAAGCTAGTCCTACTGGACCACCCATTGGCTGTACGCCTACAATTTCATTGGTGATTAACTCGGGGAAAGTACGACGAATCATTGGGATGAGGATCTTGGGCAAACGGGCATCACCAGAAGCATACCAGTCTGATCCACCACCGGGAACGTTACCACCAACGCCACCGTATTGGCCGGCATTAACCGAACCAAAGACGCTGGAGGTGCCACCGGCTTGATTTGCCTCGTTCACGCACCAGGCTTCTTGGTTTTCCAAGAGCATAGCTGTGTTCAAACGAGTGTGATCGTCCTCGATAGCTCTAACGTTATCGGAAGTATAATCGAGTACTGGCTTCCACTTCTCTAGAAGGGCTTGCGCGCGACTCTCATCGATATAGGCCTGTGTAGGTCTAATAGATTTCATTATATTTTCTCCTTATACGACCTGCAGAAATATTCTGCAATATGATCAGGTTTTAACCTCTACCAAAATTAGTATTTAGAAAGTTCCCTCATGTATGGATTCATGAAGGTATTTTCTGCAGGAGATTCAACGCTCTCCTCAACTACTGGGCGATCAACTTGTGTAGAAGTTGTCTCTGTGACCGCCTCTTCTTTAATTGTTTGAAGCCGCTCTTTTTCTGTCTTATCAAATAAGCTAAGGGCATAATCAATATTTTCTGTAATGAACTGGGAACTTTTACCTTTCATTACTTTATTGACATACTCTTTCTTACGAGGATTCAGACCTACTGTCTTCTTTTCGAGAGTAAGTTCTGCATCACGATTCGCTAGCTGAGCTCTCAGTGTTTCAAGCTCTTTATTAGCGGCTTCAAGCTTCTTAGAAGCTTCTTCAATTTGACGCTTACCGTCAACCACGGCTTCACGAATGCTTTCTTTTGCTAGGGCAGCATCAACACCCAGTATAGAACGAAGTTGGTCTAAAACTTCGAGTGCACGCTTGTTCTTGACAGCATCTTTAACTTCTTCAGCAGGGATGGTCTCGTCAAGATAAGCTTCCAGATATGTGCTGATGTTATTGATGGTCTCATCCTTAAAGGACTTGGCGTCACTCTTTAATGCACCAGCATACTTCTGAACCAATGCTTTGAGCTTTTCTGTATGATTAGCGTCAATAGCTTCGACAACTTTCTCTAATTTCTTAGAATGATCGGCGTCAATGGCTTCAAGAAGATGTTCTAATTTTTTACTATAATCTTCGTCTTGCTCTGTTAAAGCTTTTGTTACGTGTAACTGTACTTTATCTTGAACAGACGAATTGAAAGCGTCTTCAATTTCTTTAAGAATCTCCTCAGAAAGGAGATCTTTAGTTGCTTCTTTAAGAATAGTTTTAATATCTTTACTCATAAAATTAAAAGAGCTTTACGCCCTTGTTCTTAGCTATGCGAGATGCTAATTTGGTTTCCATAACAGCCTTTAAATATTTATGGGCTTGAGCATAATTTTTTTCATTTATGCTTTTTAAAAATCTTACAATTAAAGCCTTCTCTTGCATACCTATATATTTATTATTCGACATTTTCTTTTTTCCCATATTTTCATCACATTTTTTACATTGCACTGTATTTGCTTCTTCGTCCTCATAACACTCTTCGTCCGAAATTTGAGATGGTATGGCTACTGGTCTAGACTTTGCCATAACCGCAGACTGTAATTTAGAAGCTAATGTCATAGGCTTTACCGCAACAACAACTGCAGGTACCATCTCTTGTATAGGTTCCATATTAAAGTGCTTTACTAATTTTTTTAATGAACTCTACCACTTGTTCCTTAAGATAATTTTGCACGTCATGCTTAGGCAAATTTCTCAATCCATCAGAAAAACTATCATATATTTCTTCATAATGACCATCTTTGTTAACAACAAATTGTTTGGATTCTAAAATACCATTAACAAATGCTTTAGAGAAGCTTGGATCAGCCACACAGTCAACTGCAACCAATCTAAAATCTTTTACTTTGTTGACACCATTGCCACACTCTTCAAGTTTGCCTAAAGCTCTGGAACTCATGCCTACTTTCACGCCATCATTAATAAGACTTCTAACAATCATGCCCATGGGGGTTGTCAAAACTTTTGATTTGCCATAATATACATTTCCAGATCTATTGAGCTCAGTAACAAGATGGCATGCTCTTTCAAGATTTACTTCTGCTGCAGTGGGATGATTTAATTCACCCATGGACCTGTTTGTTTTCACCATCTCACTTATGTAACGTCTAACTTCTTTGTCCATTTCACTAGAATCATAAATTCTTTTATTTTTATTGACTTCCTCACATTGCATGTAAGGACCTTTAATATACATTGTGCTGGGTTGATTACCGCTTTTTTCCTCCACAACGTATTCAAACTGATCATCCGATGCAGGGGTTTCAACTAATAGACGTAATGCCATATTATTATTTAATAGATTTAGAAGCTATTTTCTTAGTTCTTTCTCGGTTATAATAGTAAATTCAATACCTCTCTCTTTGCACCATTTTTTTGCAGCTTCCCATTTTGCCATGTTCTGTATGTATGTAAGTTGTTCGTACACCATAGTCTTTTTATGTTTATTACTGGTTTGTTCAGGCGCAACTGTTTGTTTGTACGGTTTTATTTCAACTAAGAACTTTTTTACACCAGTGGCTGTCTTTAATTTGACATAGGCGTCGACAATATATTTGTGAGGTTTGTTATCAATAGGACTTGTGTAATTTATTACAACATTTTCACTCCCCCACTCTAATACGTTTGGATTGGTATCACACCATCTAAACAATTTTAATTCCCAACTGCTCAAATATCTTGGTAAATCATGACCCTTATACTTTTCAGTATGTGTGGGTTTGAAAATGCCTTGTACAAATTTACTATTCTTAAGCTGCAACTTCATCAGCCAACAAAAAATTCTGGAGGTGCTGCATCACCAAGTCCAGGAGCACTCTCGTACAATTTTTTCTCCAGTTCAGCTTTTTCGGTTTTGCCATCTTCTAAAATAGAAGCATTTATTGTACCACCGCCAAAAAGCTGTGTACCTGCATACTTGCCACGAACTTGCCCAATGGCTATTTTTGTCAGTGCTAATGCATACTGATAAACCCAAGGCTCTTTGATAATATCAACCAACGGGCGCTCAACATAACACGTTACAATTCCATAAAAATGTGTATTACTTGGGGCAGGAAACATTTGCATGTATTGAGATCTTGGATCAAACCGAACATCCCGTCTTAACGCTAAAACCTTTTCACGTGTATCAAGCCAATTTTTTAAAGTGTACCAGCTAATCAAATCAAAACCATAATTACCAAGTGAGTAGCTAAAATATGTTTGCTGTGCAAGTGATTGTTCAATTGTGAAAAGAGTATTAATACCATCAGAACTGCCTTCTTCAAAATCAATTACATCTATGACGCGTCTGTAGTCACCTATCAGATAATCATAACTATTCAACAGCTCTAAAGTGTCCGGCTGGGTTTGATCTATGACTTGAAATAAGTAAGGGCTGTCTGTCTCTCCTATTACCATTTTGCCTATAGAATATAAGTCCTTTATTGATTTTGAAACATTTTTAAATTTTGATCTAAAGTTAAAATCCTTGGTGAGACTAAACAAAACATCCAATCGCAAACCTCCTTTTTCTTTCTCGTACAAATCGCTATCAAATACGAGATATTCTTGTGTGTAGCCAGCAAACTTTGTAAACATTTCACATGCTATACCTATAAATTCGTTTAATTGATCAGAATGAACTTCAATGTTAACTAACGGAGCCCCTAACGCCCTACAAATGCGTTGACCTAATCTTTCATAACTTTGTATTTTAGATTGCAAATTGGTGCTATAAAAAGCACTCACCGGTTCAACATCACTACATACCATCATATAATATAGTTATTCTTAAGTCCCTGGGACTCCTGATAATATTGTGATTCCAACACCTTCCGTATATGGTACCAGTGGCAGTACAAACCCTTGTACAGCTATGCCGCCAACAGGTGTAAACTGTTCTTGTATATACAATTCTGCAGGGTTTGGACTAATACGAATACCATCACCCTGAAAATATGTATGTATAGCATCTCTTTGATAAAAATATTGTGATGGTTTACCGTAAAGTTTATCACCATCACATACAAATCTAATAACTGTAACACTGAGTGCTGTCAAAGATACAATCTCTGTATCTGTGTCTAGTGCGCTTGCTGATAGTGGTACAGCAAACACATAATCGCCTTCAAACTCTACCCAGTGGCTACCAAAACCGTCTTGCTGTAAAATTAGAGTGTAAATACCTCCACGTTTTTTATCTTCTACAGGCTCAATATTTTTTACTATTGTGCCTCCTGTAATGTATGCAAAAGCGACTTGCATTGAACTTAAGCTCCAATACGCAGAGTTAGATACAAAATTTAAATTAGTACATGTAAATACTTTTGCCCTAGTATTTGACTGAGAATGTGGGATGCGAAGTGCACTGTTTAAGAATGGCCAGCTAGCACTTAACGCGCTGGTTGTTATTGAATAAGAGTTGAACGTGGAACTATTTGCATTACTATTTGTGTAGGTATCATAAGCTAAATTCCAGCTAGAGCTTAACGCGTTAGTTGTATTGTATGTTGTTGGATACAGTCCAAAGCTAGAGCTATTTGGTCTCACATATGTATAAGTGGACCACCATTGATAACTGTTTGTTAAATTAGAACCGGTAAGCTGTAAGAAAATACTATCAATAGTTACAGCTGAAGCCCCATTAAATGTGGTTATATCTAACCCGGCAAAAGTTTGAATATACCGAACATCTATTTCTAATCTTGTAGTATCAAAACGATTAACGTCATAAAAAATACCTCTGAAAGGTTCATTTTGTGATGCAATAGGGTCAATAGCACTATCAGTATAATCAAAAGAAGAAACCGTGTGATGGTTTGATCTGTGAAATTTATTGTGGAATAAAAAATTGCTCATTATGTGTAAAAAGTTCTGTCCCCGTACATCAAATATCCATCAGAGACAAAATGTATAATGGTTCTCGAGTTTGCGGACAGACTTATTACACCTGTTAGTGCTATTGTACTGTTAAACCGATACGCAGATCTAAACAAAGCATCGCAGTCACCGCCTGCACTTTGAATTATATTAAGAGTATACAGCCCCCCGCGACGTTGGTTTAATGGATTGTTAAAAATAGTATTTGCTGTTAAGGTTACAAAGGTAACTTGATTTACATCCAAGTCCCAATCTACTGCTGGGTAAGTCGCTGTTTCATATGTTGCTGCATTTTGAGTATATCTTAACGTTGTGCCAGAAAACGTTTTTGTACCAGTATATTCCTGTGCAATACTAAGATACATAATATCAGGGGAACTCCATTGGGCACTAAACCCACAAACTGTGGTATATGCAGAATAGTAAAACCCACTTACAGCGCTGTAATTTAAATAGGAGTTGTATCCTAAATTCCAGTTATCTGATAAAGAATTAACTGTATTATATAATGAAAGAGTAGGAGCCCAAATACTAGAGACAGAGCTTACAGTTGTAAAAACTGACCACCACTGATAACTATTAGACTTAATAGTTAAAAAGCCATTAGTATCAGGCAATAATGTAAAAAATATTCCTTGAAATGGTTGTCCTTCTGATGCAATAGGATCTATCCCAGCATCCGGTAATCCAGTGCCAGATGCTGTATGATGGCTAGCTCTATGAAGCTTGCTATGAAATGTGAAGTTACCGGCCATATATATAATTATTCAAAATAAGCTTTAATAACCTCCTGTATAGAACTTGTATTCAAAGCCTGGTAGTTTTCTTGGAGACAGATCAACAAAAACAGGGTCATTGCTAATGATTTCTGTCAAGACTTGCTGCTGATAGTCGTAAATTAGTTTAAAACACCTATTAATTGTTTCAGCCTGAAAATTTTCATTAATAAAAATATTTGAAAATGTGTTGGTGTCGAACACCGTGTTAGTTCTAAAAAAATCATTATATCCTTTGTACAAATAGACAGGGGTACCCACTACATTTTCGCCAGAGTGAAATCTATAGCCAATGTTATTAACAAATAAACTCATGTTATAAAGAAACTTTTTTATGCTTTTATTATAAATCCAAGCAGAGTTATACTCATTCGGATTTATTTTTACATCGTCTATATCATAATAGTTAACTTCCGCTTTATTTTTAAATAGTGTTACTAGATTTAAATCATCCTTAAACACTGCTCCATAATAATGCAAATTGTCGGTCGACTTTAATGTTGTAACAATAATGTCAGATTTTTTATCAGTGGTCTCACTAACAGTAAACCATTGAAAAATATCTCCACCAAATATATTGCCGTCTGAAGGTAGAATTCCAATATTTTTTTCTGGCTTAGTAATCCATTTTTTAATTAAAGTTTTCTGTGTTAAAACATAGAATACATTCTTATCGTAATGAGCGAATTTAATATCTATCACTTTATCCGTAGGGGCTATTTCATCTAATTCATACTGAGCAGAAGATACTATACTAAAATCTGTGTTGACATCGAGCAAGTAAAGTTGCCTGTTGTTACATGCATATAGCTTTTTATCTTTTTCACTGTAAGCCATGCAGTTGATAGTGGAAATGGCATTAAAAAATGTTGTAGCAACAGAAGTATTGACCCAGTTTAAATCTTTGTCATAAACTTTAAAACATTTATTATCTCGATCCTCAACAATTAAATTGTCCCGGGCTACTAACATTTTACCAATAGTACTAAATTTTAATTTGTCTTTACTCGTACCAATGCCGCCTATGTTGTATAATAAAAACAACTTTTGAGCTTTTACGTAATCAGGGCTGATAACGTCTTTTAATTTGTAACTATAAATATTGTTGTATACTGTATCGCTAACATAAAGAATATCATCTTTGTACGCAGCAATGCTTCCTATTTGAGAGAAGCATAAAGAACCAGAAAGAGGATCAATATTAGTTTGCTGTATAATTGTAGTTATTTCATATTGAGTATCTAGTGACAGTATACTAATAAAATCTCTTGTGGTGTAAATAATATTATTAGTATTTGGAGCAACTGTAGAGTAGAATGAAATGCCTCTCTCGCTCTGATAAAAAGTAGAAGATAAAACAGAATTAGCAAATGAGGTGGTAAAATCAGACCCATAGAAAAATATATTTTCTATGTCTCCAAAAGCATACCCTATCCACCCCTCATACGTTTTAGGCACATTAAAGCTGGCTACTTTACACAGCCCATACAGATATATTAAATTATCAAATAGCTTTTCTATTTTTTGATTGAAAGTTTTGGCTGTAGCAAATTCATTAGGTTGTATTTTAATTTGTTCATACGTATTAGGTAGTGCAAAATTATCTGTGACCATTCTATCGTATACAAACCGGGATCTATCAAAAAGATTTTCTAAGGTTGTCATCGATCAAATGCTCCATCAGTTAATGTGTTGCCAGCGAAATACGGTTGCAAATATTCCGCGCTCTGTGCAGGCAAATTGGTAACCCATGCTAAATTATTTAATTTAGTATATGCTGGTGTAATATCTTTTAGCTTCTTAATTATAGCCGTCTTTAAATAATCTCTGCAACTGCTATCCATGATGTTATCATTAAGATATATGTTGTAAAGTACACTCTTGGCGCCAGGAACGTGTTGTGTAAAATACCTAGAAACTGTCTCTAGATAATTTCTTCTTCCAGCGGGCACATCCCATCTTAAGCTTGATGGGGGCAGTTTTTCCTTGTAGAGCATACCTATGTCGAAATAATTTAATTCCTTGTTATGCCAATAAAGATTTTGAATAGCTAAATCCTTCACATAATAATAAGTGTTTAATGCTGACTTCTTAACAAAGTTAGATAAGGTCAAACCACTATAAAATGGGCATGCACCCACCACCACGGTGTCTATCACAAGAGGTATGAAGCTATATTTTTTAGGAGTAAATTGTACGGTTTGGTATAATTCACCATCTAGATACAACTTTACACAACCGTTGACGGTATTTACAGCAATAGAAAAATGATGGTACCCAGGATTTAAATCCTGCACTTTAACAGTGGGCTCGGGAATTTCTATGTCTTCGGTATCAAACTGATTATACAATCTTATTTTAAATGAATAGTTATTATTGCCGTTAATCTTGTCATACACGTATCCATAATTAAAGCTATGATTAGATGGATCTAGATTTTGATTAAAATTAATGTTGGTATCAATCATCACAGTTTTGTTCTGTATGCCACTGTAGTTTAATCTACTAACAATCAATTTATTGAATTGAGAGCCGCTCGCTGATACAATAACATCAGTATACAAATCACCATTTATAAAATTTTCCATAAATGTAATGCCCAGAATTTTTAGTGGTGTAGATGTAAAATTATTACCCGCTGTAAGGGTTGTGGTAAGTAATTGTTTTTGAAATTCCCCATACACAGTAATCTTATTTCCGCTCGATGTCCATGTGTTATTAAATTTGTCTATATTAAACGCTTCAATTTGATTGGTTTTTGAACCAACTATGGATGTAATAGTTTGTGTGGTGGTATCCCACCTACGCACGACGCCTGAGCTCAAGAAAAACACACCTGTATTTCTTACTGTCGATTGAGAACCGTCAATTAAGACCAGTTTATTGGCTATTTTTTTAATCTGACTGTAAGCACCTGTTTCAGAAATTATATTATCTATTGCTATGTTAAAAGGCAAATTAGATGCCAAATTTACACCAGACAAACTGTTGTCGGTAAATAAAACATACGCATTTTCTTGATCGTTGGAAGCATCTTTTACTGGTACCGTAAACATTGACGTAACTGCATCTACAAGTGTTTCTTGCAAATTAATTTCACCCAACGTTAAAGAGTCAGTTATTGCATGAAATGCATTCAATGGATCTCTTACAAGCAAAAATTGCGGTTTTTGATTAAAAGGTTTTAAATTATCAAATTTATTAATAATTTCTAATTCTCGGTTTAATGCTGTTACTATGCTACCATTTAAGTAGAATAAAAATGGAGTTACAAGCTTGTAGTTAAAAATTCCTAAGCCATATTCGTTATAATTGCCGCCTAACTGATACCCAGCAGGCTTGGTCCAGTCTGTTCGACTGGCCCAGAAGCTTATAGTAAAATTGTTTAAATCCAATTTGAAATTACTAACATCGATGGTGCTAAACCTACTACCATCATATTCATATGTATTAAACATATCTCTATCTTTCTGTGGATCAAGCTTTAAGCCGTCATACCGCTGATAACTATCAAAATCTTTTTGCTGTTGGTATCGCTCCAAAAGTTTTATATTTTGATTTGCATCAGTCTTTCCAATGTGGGAATATGCATACAACCCACCAGGCTCAAATGTAAGACTAGATGGTATATCTACTACCCCTAATTCCAAATTGTAGCAGGTATATGAAGGTATGTATGTGACGTTGCCTTCTGCAGCCTCCATAGCTTGAAATGGGGTTGACACTATAGGATTATAGTACCTATCTATCCAAACAGGTCTTTTGGTTATATCTGGACCAGCTGATAGCCACGCACAAAGCCATTGTCCGGTAGTCTCGCCTGTTGTATCGCCTTGATTGCTAGTATAGCGGTATTCACCAAGTTTTTTAAATACCTTGTCACTTCTTAAAGGGTGATCACCCCCCACGGCCCCCGCTTCGACCAATTTAGACGTTGAAATGTTAAGCCTTGTGTATGGGTACATGTTTTGAGGCATATGAAACCAAGTAGTTTTTCCTGACATGAATGTATATGGATAAGAATACGATTCGTACTGTAAGTGTAATTTTTCATATCCTTTTTCTTGACGATTGCCGCTAAAAATAGACACATAATTTCTATAGTTTACTGGTGTTTCATTTAAAAATACATTCTGTCGTCCCTGTTGATTGCTAATGTTCAATTGAGTTTTTAAAGGTAATATATTTGTTGTAATGCCTGCTTGTTCTTTTGCAACATTGAAATATTCTGCATGCAAAAGAAAATTATTCTTTACATTAAAAAAGCTCTTACTAGTATCAATATCAATATTATTTTGGTTGAAAGTTTTTACATAACTACCCCAGTCAATAGTTACTTCTGGTAAAGATGGATCATAGAAAGCGGTAAGGTAGAAAATTCCTCTTGTATCAGTGTAGGCTATTGAATCGACAGTACATAGTGTCAATCTTGTTGTGTTTGTGTCCCTTATTACCTGGTAGGCTTGACCGGCGATCCTTACTTGTAGAGATATAGACTGGTCTTTAGGATTGTATGTGTAATAGAATTTTCTATTGTAATCTGTTGTGCCTGTAAAACTAGACAATATAGCAAAATTTATATTCAGACTAGCAGGATTGAATGCTAAGTAAAACTCATCATTGCCTAGGGTGTGTGAAACAGTACAAACAAACGGATCTGTAATATCAAAATTAAAATAATTTAAATCATTCAAAGCAGAAAGTGTTGTATTGAATAATTGATCGAATATTACGGTGTTTAGTAAACTGTCATCAACATCTTCACTAAATGTAAAGTAAACTGTGTCTCCCCCGCTAACTTTGTTATATAAATTGCAGAAATAATTCTTACTATTTTGCTGGGGTCTACTAAAGTTTGTTACAGCGTCAAAGTTTATTTGCGGTGTAACGTACAACAAGCTATAATTGTTTTTAGTAAAATCATTAATACCGGATAAAGCAGGTGAGTGACTTGTAGTTAGATAACCATCTACGGATATTCTCTTAGTGAGAAAATCTATTTGATTGTCATAGATATATGACGCACTCAAGCTAATGTAATTCTTGGGTGTCAAATAGCTAGTAAACATAAAATATTTAAGCTCGGATTGTAATTCCGTCTCCTCCAAGATACGGGGCACCTAAGCCACCTTCTAGACTTATACCAGGTAATGGTATGAAAGCTTCATCTAAATCTAATTGTGCTATCTCTACGCCAAGGGTAACACCTGGCCCAG